CCTAAAAATATATCAAAGGCCATGTTTATTCTGTATCTATCAGAGTTGTTGATTTCAACCTCGTGAGGCACCCATGCAGGCCATAATAACAAGTTACCATTTTTTGGTGGATAACTCACAGTTCTTACAAAAGGTGATTTTGGATTACAGTCTGATAATAGATTTATCGGATTGTGAAATACTAGATCACCTGTCCCCTCTGCATCTATATAATACAGACCAACAAAAGAAAACTCTTTATGTGCATGGACTACGTTTTTAGACTTTGGATCATTTACGTTTGTCCAAGTTGCCATAGTGATTTTTTCATCTTTTACTTTTTTGTAGTCTGGATCTATATCCTTGTAGTAATCAATAGCAGTTCTTGTCAAAATAAGAACTTCTTTTTCTAACCAATCCATTTCATATTTTGCACTAGAACGCCAACACTTTTTATTACCACTTGGTATGTAACCGACATTGTTATCTTTCGCAGATAAAATCTGATTCTTCAAATCTTGTTTTTGTTCCTCAGTTCCTACATTTTTTACAAAAAGATGTGAACTGAATAAATTAATATTTTTCATTGTCTCTCCAAGTCTTTCTCATTGTAATATAAACAGGGTCTTTTGTCAAGGTATTTCTGTAGTATCTGAATATCTTTGCAGACTGTGCTTTCTTACTTGTGAGTGCATCAGGCTCTTGTGGTTTTACAGTGCCGTCTGGATTATATTTATTACCATCTTTGTGATTTGCATAACGTCTTGCTCTGGTAAATCCCATTTCTAAAAACTTACGACACATATCCATACCGACAAAATCAGATTTATCTTTGTAGTCATTGTACATACTATAGATTGTCTTTGCACTTTCCTCTGCGATTTTTGGTGTTTTAAATCTCCAGTGTTTGCAAATGTCATCTGTGTATGGACGAACTAAAAGAACACCTTGTTCTCCACGGCCAATCCTATATCTGGAATCATTTGGTTCAAACAAAGTGTTTTTATAATCTAAACTGTAATCAAATTCAATCATTTTTCTTATTATCCAAAAGCATTATTTTATCACGTTTTTCATCAAGTGACAAGACTCTTTCTTGTTCTATCATATCAATAATCAAAGTGGTAATATCAACTTCTTTGGTTAATATAGAAATCTTTTTTTGTAGTTGTTCAAGTGTTTCTTTGTAAAAGTCAATCTCTTGTTGTTTGCGAAGTCTTTGCTCTATCAAGTCTGAAAGAGACACTACATTATCTGACATGAGTTATTTCTCCCAACGATAAAAAATATGATCTCCTATTTCTGTGGTTTTAGTTTTAGTCTTTTTCCATTCTGGGGATACATAGTCTGCATGGTAGTGTGTTGCACCATCTGTAATATCTAGTAGGTTAACACCATCTGTTAAAATCATTTCTGAAAACATTTTTATTTTTTCATATAGTTTTTCATCAGCCTTTGAAACTACATCTGCTTTACCATCACAATACCACGAAAATTGACATCTATGTTTTAGTGGATAGAACTCACCATTCTGTTTCCAAGATTCTCGTGTTGGGCCTTGTTTAACAACCTCGCACACTGTATTGGGAAATCGTTTATCCTTTACACGATTTAGTGTTACAGATGCAACCGCACTCCAACCAGCAGTCCCTTGGTTTCTTGCTTCAAAATAGATATTATCTGCCATGCAAGATATCTCTTCTTGTTGTTGTTTTACCAACATATCTGGTTTAACCACAGGAACATCAGCAACACTTGGTGTTGTTGCAATTCCCATGAGAACCAACATCTCTTGTAAACTAATCATTCTTATATTCCTCTAATAAAATCTCTTGTAGATGATATGCTTCTATTTCCCAAGGCAAATCATAATAGTCTATACTGATATGACTTTCACCCTTCCACCTTTGTTCAAGAGCACTGATATCTTTCAACTCACCTTTTAAGTATTGTTTCACATGAACCAACTCATGTAGGATGCAAGTAATAAAATCATCACCCTTTTGTTTTTTGTCAATCTCAATATGACAAGCTCTTCTATCTATAGGCATACACCAACCATTGACCTCACCCTCTATGTTGACAAGATCAATCTCAATATTAAAAGACTTGAATCTACTGAAATATTTTTCGCAGAACCACCAAGCAACGTCCTCTACAAGAGCACGTTGTTTCTTAGTTCCACCATTGACAAAGACATACTTGGTCATTATTTTTTTACCCAAGTTTCATGGTTTACACCACTCCACTGATAACCATGATATTGTTTGTAAACTTCATATGCCTGAAGTACTTTGATTGTTTCATCGTTCCTATCGTCTAACCACTGAACAAGTTCTTCTGTAGTCATGCCATAGAACTTTGCACGTTTCTTCAAAATAGTCATTGCACCTTTAATACGCATAATTCACCTCTAAGTACTTTGTCCACGCAAGAGCAGTGGCTTCCTTTATAGTGTAACCGATTTCTACGAGATCGTTAGTCACTTCTTCAATCCACATTTTTGCTTCTTGTTCAGTCATTGTTTCTCTCTTTCTATTAACGATACATATACTATAACAAGAAAGGGGGGTCTTGTCAACCCCCCTTTTATTCCCAACAATTACAACGATTTATCAAGTCACATTTCTCATCATAAAAACGAATCGTTGCGAATCGTGGGAAAGTGATTCGGTGGCTTTTGATGATGAGAGAGAGAGGTGCCAACCGAATCAAACTGTTTAATCCATACAACCTTTCATCAATCCCTCTGTCGTACATGGATCTTCTATGTATCCAACAATCATTATACAGGCAATGATAACCAATATCGGAACTATGTTATTCATTAACGAACTCCACCAATAGGACAGACAGTCTTTATGATATCGAAAGGTTTGTCTGCAAGAAAGATCTGACACTGAAAACCAGTTTTCTTTGCAATCTTGATTGCCTTTTCTAGTGTGTCAGTCGCACCACAAGTATAACCAAAACTAGTGAGGAACACTTCGTACTTAACATTTGGTGCTTTTGGTATCATAAACAAATCTCCTATTTCAAATACTCAGGGCCAGTCCAAGCAATACGGAAACCACCCTCTAAAACATTACCACGAGCGGCATTACGAGCAGGAGCATTAAATCCTGCAGCCTTCAACAAGTCACCTTTTTTGAACTTCTTGTCGGTATCGACCGCAACAACAAATCCCCAAACTTGTCCACCTTCTTTTTGCAAAATCTTTGCATATTTTGGGCCAGTCTTAACTACCCAACCCTCTGCAAACTCTTTGTTCATTTTAACACGAACTTCGGTATCTGCTGGCATCCACTGACCATAATCATAGATTGCAGCATCAATCATGTTCTGAATACCATCTTCTAAATTATCAAACTGTTTCTGGATCTGAATAGTCATTTTTTCTCTCTTTCTCAATGTTACTACTCATATTACCAGATGATTTACTATATGTCAACCCCATATCCAAAACATTGTTTTCACTAGACTTTTCAAACCCATCTTTTTGGGATTTTTGCGAATCGTGCGAATCGTGAGAATCACTGGGGTTTCCAGACCATGTTTGTGACCTTCGTCTATTTGAGAACACAGACCTCTGGATAGGTGTTACCCTCATGCGTCTGCAACCAATCCACTAGCAGAACGACTTGCCTGTGGATATACGTCTGGTTCTGGTATCATAAAGTTATCATCCCAACCAAATGCTTCCTTTACCACAGCTGCAGATAATCCTTTATAGACTTGATGCAACTTTTTATCTTTCGCATTGACAAGAAGTTTTGCCTCACTTTCGTGCAATCCCTCTAACATCTGAAAGAACATATTTTCTTTCTGATGTTGTTTAGTCACGTTATCACCACCCTCGATAAATCTCCACAGTTTTTTTGCCTCTTGTGCCAACACAGTATGTTCTGTACCAGCAGGAGCTTCATTCGGTGTATAAGGAACATCCCCAGAGGGGAATACCCATTTCTTTGTTGGATCAAATGCAGCCTTGAGTAACATCCTCAATGAGTCTGTATTGTGTTCTCTAAGAATTGCAACTTTTTGTGATTTAGTTTTTGCTTTGTGTACCTTATCTAATACTTCAGAAAAAAGTAAAACGTAAGTTTGTTCTGCCATTTTAAAAGTCTCCTATTGATTCTGTAAGTTCTTTCAACCTTGATTGAATAAAATAGTTTAATAATTTACTTCTGTCACCACAAGATGCCTCGGAAAACTCTACCATGATTTCTTTTTCAAGATCCTCTGGCACGTTATCCAAGTTGATAAGTTTATCATTTCTCTGATAGTTTCTTTTGACTTCATCTTGTAAATCATCTATGTGCATATTCAACCAAGTTTCAATTTTTTTTCGTCCTAAAGGCCTTTGTCTTAATCCATCGACAAATGTGTTGTCAGGCGATAGAACATTCGGAACTCCATCACTCGTATCACCTTTAAGTATGTGTTCCTTTATATAGGTGATTGGATCATGTCCATTTACATACTTCTTGAGTATGGGGCTGTACTGTTGCACGTTAGGATATTTTTGTAACTGAATAAAATCTTTATCACCAGATATAATCATAATCTTTTCATCTTGGAAATGTTTACACAATGTTGCAATAACATCATCTGCCTCTGCACCATAGACCTCAACATATTTGTATGGTAAGTTATTTTTAAATTCTTCTTTGATTTTATTTAAACAACCAAATATGGAATCCCAATCTTTACCATCATTTTCTCTTCCTTTTTTACGTCCAGCTTTATAATTAGGAAAATAATCTCTACGCCACTGTCTTATGGAATCATAAGTTAAAACAATCTCACCAAACTCCTTATAAAAATCACTTCTATACATACGAATAGAATTGAGTATCATGTGTCTTACCATTCTCTCATCTACTGTATTACTTTTTGTCATATTCAAATTCATCATTAAACTTGCCAATGAGATTTGATTCATATCCATGATAATCATTTATTCACACTGTTCCTTGCTTCTAATTGTGCATCTGTCATGTAGTATGCATTGAAACTCATACTGCGTCTTTCACCATCACAGTAAAATGGATAAACACTATGTTTCAACCAAGATGGAAATACTAACATCATACCCACTTTTGGTTTGAACATGAGTGTATCACTTCTCATATCACAAGGCTCTCCGTAACTAAATTCAATTAAACCACTAGCAGGATAATGATCTTTTGTCTCTTTATCAAAATGGTTCTCCATGTCCTCTGGTAATTTTAGATAACAAACACCACTAAAGTTACCACTGTGTTTGTGCCATGGATTGTATTCATGTTTGTATTGACTTACGATCCAAGATTGTGCAAGGTGAATATTATCAGTGGTTGGATTACCATGTCCACCATTTTTGTACCACTCATATGCCCGACTATTCGCAATCATATTTTGAAGATAACCTAAACAAGCCTTCTTAATAATATCTGCCATATAGTTTCTGTCATCTTCTTCTGCTACTGGTATTCTAACTTCTTTAGAAACCTTACCCACAAGATTATCAGAAAAATCAAACTTCTTTGACAAACCATCATCAGGCAAAACCGCATCACCAGATGTGTTTATGATATCAATAAATCTCTGTGGAACTTGGTATTCTAAAATAGTTGGGCTGAAAGGAGTGCGAATAACTACTTCACGCCTCCACTGTTCTGCATCAATCATCGTCTTTTTCCTTCTCAATTTCGTTTTGTATTTTTATAAACTGAATTAATTTATCCACTGCCTCTGCATCAAATGAGGCATATACATCCTCTGTTTTTTCTGTTCTTAGTTTCATTACAGATTCTATTAACTCTTTCATTTCATGTTTATAACCTAGATGTCTGAATAATATAGTTCTCACTACCTCATTTAGAAATCCAATCTCTCTACAAAAATCGTCCTCTTTGATATCTACACCATTTTCGGCAAGACCATGTATCAAAGGTATCATAACATTCTCTGCGACATCATCTATAAAAACCATGTCTTGAGTCACTTTTGCTGTTTGCACCTTTGATACTTTCTTTGCCCTTTTCCAAGGCCCTTTGATTACATTCCCTTTGGAGTTATCGTCTGCCATTTTATTTTTTTCTCCCCATAGGCACCATAATAGTCATCACAATAGTCCCCATGTTTTAGATAATGTTTTAGATGTCTTATATATCCTTCTGCACTATGATACTTTGCCTTTGCACCTTTGACATCTTTTCGCATTTCGTATCTCAAAGTGGACATCAAATCTTTCTGGGACTTGATCCAACTCTTAACATTTTTTGCAGATAACACATGGTCATCATCTAGTGCGAGAACAGAATGATGTATTGATTCATTCTTTGCTGGTTTCCTTGCAGCACGAGCCTTCGCAAGACGTTCTGCTGCAGCAACCTTTTGTTCTGGTGTCATGGGTTTCCTTTTCTTTTTAGGTTTAGGTTGAACCCATCCATCATTAGTAGTTGTTGATGCCACTATTTTTTTTCTACTCATTAGGCCATTGTCCTTGTTCCTTGAGTTTATCCACTTTCTTCAACCACCTTCTTCTACCAGCAGCTCGTTGAAGTCTCTTTTTTTCACCTTTACTTCTAAAGGCAGTTCGTTCTCTCAGTTCGTTGAAGACACCCTCAGTTTGCATACGTTTCTTTAGAACTCGCAATGCACCATTGAGGTCATCTCCACGAACTGTTACTTTTAATCCAGACAAAGTTTTTCCTCTATTCTGCCGCATCAACAACTTTGTTGATTTCAGTTTCAATGTTTGACATTGATAAAGCCTGATCTTCATCTTTTGATGCGTCTACTTCATTTTGAAGTTCTTTCCATGCGTTAGTAGAACGAATCTTACCATAGACCATACGATCTTTCATCATACGGTTCATAATAATCTTACGAGCCTCATCCTCTGAATACTCAAGTAAAACATATGCACGAAACTGTGTTCCTGTTGGATATATCTCCATCTCTTTTGGATTGTAACCAGCAACATCAACTGATGCAATCACATTCTTTGTGACCTTCTCAACCTCTGACATTGTGGTTGCAGACACATCATCATCTGTACCAAGTCGTGTTACAAATGTTTTCATCATTGCATCCAACTTACCATTGATACGATCTGCAAGAGTGTATTTTGCGTTGAGTGTCGCCATGTCAATAGACAATTGCAAGTCTGGTGACTGTGCAGTACCAACACTATAAATTGACTTTTCGTCAGTTGGTAATGTTGTGAACCAAGATGGAACTGTCTTAGCTGCAGCCTCTACCTTTTCTTGTTTATACTCAACAGATGAGGTATTTAACATCTGTGTCGCATCTGGATTTTTAGAACAAGCACCAAGTGCAAGAACACTTCCTAATACTCCAACAGTTACATAATTTAGATTATTCATTATTTCAAGCCCTCCAAGACTTCTATAGATTTATCTACTCCACCAGAATCAACAAATAAGTCTAACATCTCTGGCATGATGTTATACTCCACTAAACATACTCCAATAATAATTCCTATTGCTACTTTGAACAATTATGCCTCCACATTTAACTACCACTATACAACAAACTTAGTATTCTGTCAAGTCTATTTTCATTAGAAGTGTAATGATTTATATAATCATATGTACTAACCACTGGTGGCCGTTTGTACTTGACTTGATCTGTTACTGTTGGTTCTAACACCAGAATAGGTTTAGACCCTTTACAAACATATTCTGTTTTGGATGACAAAATTTGTCCAGCATCATCGAGTGTTACTGTTTTTTCATATTTACAATCTTGTGCGTATGCATTTAACGAAAATAATAATGCACAACTAAGAACTAAATATTTCATACATAGTCACTCCAGAACTCACCCCAGAGTTCTTCTACAAATTCTAGTTGTTCATTTGCAGACATATGTGCAATATCATTCCAACACTTATCTCTTGTAAGTGCCATGTGAAGTTCTGTGATATGTTCACAACCACCAATCCTAAGATTTACTGAATTGATAAACTGTTCTTCACAGTCCATTACATAACTTGACATTCCCATAATATACCTCTTTCTCTATTGTATATACATCCTACCACGATTCGGAAATGATGTCAAGTGTTTTTGTGCAGATTAATAAAATAATCTGCATCCACTACGACCAAAGGTTTGTGATTGTTTCTTTTGATAAAGACCACTGGCTCATACTTACCAGAGTTTTCTGTTGCCTGTTTGTATGATTCCCAGAGATTTATTTTTTCTTGATTTTTACATTCGATTGAATATGGAAAGGTTTCTCGTGCAGCTCTTGCCATGATAAGATCTTCACCACCAGCACCCATAGAACGACTCTCTATGTCCTCTGGGTGAATGTCCAACACCTCAATGAGTTTATCACGAACCCATTGTTGGAATCTCCTACCTTTTGCTTTCGCCGATTGTGTTTTCATTATCTGCCGTTCTTCCACAATCACAAACATCGCATCCACACCGACCACACTCTCCAGCTAAACAGTGACACTCGTGACCACATGATTCGCAACTATTCATCATCGTACTCCTCGTCATATCCGACTTCATCTTCCATGTCATCATCTAATGCATCACCACAAAATGGACAATGCCATACACTATATAGTCGTTTGTCCATATTGTGTTTTATGGAAAATTCTGCTTCACATGACAGGCACACAATTAATTTCATTGAATTTCACAAGCCCCTGCAACACAAGCAAGTTCTTGTGAACCAACTGTCATGTCCATAGATTCATATTCTGAGAGTTTACTCCAATCAACCTGTTTAGGCATCTTGTTCAATAAAAACTTATATTCTTTCTCATCACAATCTTGATAAGGTGCTTGTTGATATGTGTGTTCACTAAATGGTAAGAATGACACTCCAGACATCCAGTCAAAGTTTTTGTAAACCCATGAACCAACTTCCATCCACTCACTTTCTTTCACAGAAATAGTCACAGATGGTTTGTGTTCACACCAATGTTTTTGATAGGTCAACCACAACTCCAACTGTTCAACAGCAGACATATCTGTTCTAAATACTGCACCTCTATCTACTTTCATAGGGAATGAAAATACAGATGTGTTTGATGGATTCATTACATCATCCTCAACTGGAAAACCAATATCAGTCATCATCTTTGTCAGTGGATCTTTCTTATCACCACGAACAGTGCGAATATAATATGGATTGTGTCGTGCATGAATACCAGAGGCTGCATCTACAAGTTGTGATACTGTGCCAGATGGTTTTACACAAGTGACCGCAGCAGATTGTGGGATACCCAACTTCTCTGCCCAGATTTTGTTTGTCTTGACTGCCTCTTCTCTCAAGTCATCAAGCAACCCACTAAGATTTTTCTCTTTACCATTAGTCAAACAACAGTCCATGATACCAGTGAGTGAGACACCAAGTAGTCTTTCCTCTGCACAATTTTTTCTCCACATTGCAGATACATATTTGAAGTTTGTAAGTGTAGATTGGAATGTCCCAAGGATGGTTGCAAGTCTTACTTTTTCCATAAGAGACTCTTTAGTATCTGAAGGTCTTACCACTACCTCTGAAAGATTACAAAACTCTCTATCTCGTAATATGATCTCTGAACAAGGATTCGTACCGAACTCATGTTCTGTATCTCTACGACCATTCTTTGCAGCCATGCTCACTGCACTTGCACGATTGAAGATACCTCTTTCACCAGACTTGGAATCGTAAAGTGCTTTCCACTCATCCATGAAGATACCCATGTCTGGTTTTTCTGTATAACAAGCAGAGTTGTTTGCAAGTGCTCGTTGTGGATTATCATTCCACCACTGACCCGCCTTTGCGTGTCTCATACGGTCATCAGAGAGGTTTGAGAGACTTATGAGAGCACTTCGTCTTACACCCCCTACTACGACTACCTCTGCTATCTTACAAACAATATCGTGACACTCAACAGAGGATAGTTTTCTACCATTCGCACCTTTGAATACATTCACTGTAAAATTAAATAAATTTTCTAGTGGTGCAGGCCCAGATGCACGACCACCAAAAGTTTTAAGTGGTGCCCCTGCTGGTCTTACTTTTGATAGATCCCATTTTGGTATCTGTCCAATGTATAACATACCAACGAGTTCTTTGAACGCCTTTGCCCAACCTAATTTACTGTCTGCAACTGTAATAACAGTATCAGACAAAAAGAACTCTTCTGCGACAACTGGTAGTTCAGCAATGTGTTGTCTTTCAACCGAAAAACCGACACCAGTTCCATTCATCAAAATGTATAGTATTTCATCAAATGATTGAATACGATTTATTGCAACATAAGAACAATTGTAACCAGCAATGTTTTCTCTTTTCAATGCATCACCAGCAGTCATCAAACATCTCATGGAAGGCATAACCTTCGTGGCCAAGACTGCGTTTTCTAGTTCTTTTCTATCTTTGTCTTCTAACTCATAACCAGTCATATCTTTTAGATGTTCTTTGAAGAAGTTAAAATATCTTCCTACTGTTTCGTTCCAAGTTTCTCTACGACCCTCTTTGGGCAACCATCTGGAGTATCTTGATAGGTGAATAAATTCTTGATATGATGTTGGTAAAAAGTTATTAGGCATTGATTTTTCTCCATGTTGCGAACTTTATCTTGGCCATATTACCTTGATAAGTATTGTTCTTTATTATTGTTTGTACTTCGTCTTTAGTTCTTCCAGATAGGATCATGTCATTTATATCTTTTTCTTTTACATCATCTGGCCATAATACCACGTTGTAACCTTTGTCTATAATTTGTTCCATCTGTATCAAAATTTCTTTGTTTCTTCTTTCATTGTCAAAAACAATTGTCGTGTTTTCTTTTGGCATATCCTTCGCAAAATTTGATGAACCAGCAACAGCAAGACAGTTATCTAAAAACAAACTATCTATCGGCCCTTCCACCACATAGATAGGTTTAGATTTGTCTACTCTATTAAGTCCGTATATTTTATTTCGGTCTGGATCAAGTTTAAAAGTAATATACTTTGGTTGTTCATTGCCAAATGACCTTCCTTGAAAACAAAACAAGTTATTATTCTCATCAAAGAATGGTATAACCAATCTAGGATGATCCCCCACAAGTGAGGGAAACTTATTTGGTATAACTGTATTCACCCACTTGTAAAACTTTGGGGCAAAAAACAATTCATAGTGAAACTTCGTAGGTATCTTTCTGCTCTCAATAAACTTTTTCACTGGGTGATCATGTTGTAGTGATGATACTTTTTTGAGAGATTTGAGAGGTGAAGTTCCTTTCATAAAATTAGGTTGAGAGAACTTACCAATGTCCATTGGTTCGTCACTCTTTTTGTACTTTTCAAATATATAGTCATTCCAAATCTTTGAGTCTACAAACTTTAGTAGGTTTGCAAAACTTTTTCCAACCCCACAGTTATGACACTTATATATAAGATTCGATTCTTTACGAAATACAAATCCACGAGCTTTACTCTGGGACTTTTGGGAATCACCACAATAAGGACAACGAAAGTTCCAAAGAAAATCGTTTGTTTTCTTAAATCGTGAAAGTTGTGATGATATTAGATTTAGATACTTTTGTTCAATATACATAAGACAGATGATACACTAATAAACGTGTGTTGTCAAGATAATATGAGAAATTTTTGTATGATGAAACCTACTACGATTGACCCACCGATAATCAACCATCTCCACTTTTCTAACACACCAACTCTGCCTGCCAACTCATTTCTAAGTTGTTGCATTTGTAGTGCCTGTTCTTTATGTTGTTCAGTAATCATATCGGTGAGTTCTTTGTAGTTTGTTGTGATACGAGAATGTAACTCTTTTATGTCTGTGGTGAACTCTGCATTTGCCCTTGCAGCAGCCTCCTCTTGGTTTGCAATCTTTTCTTCATGCACGGCAAGCATACGATTTACACAACTAGACACATCCGTAATCTTCTCAATCGCAACGTCTAGTCGTGAGAAAATTATTTTTATATCTGACACCTCTTTTTTAAGAAGTGCAACTTCTGTGTTTATATCTTGCATTATTTTTTCCTTACCTAATATTTATGTATCATCTATTTGCTAGAGGATTGTCCAATGCTCTTTGTAATTGTTTTTCCATATCTGCCTCAAGATTTTGAATCTTCGTTTCTAAGATATCACGAGTTGCAGTGTTTTCACGAATCAATAAATCTTTTTGAGCCACATACTGGTTTAACAAATCCTGACGTTTTACTTCAAATCGTTCCTCAGCATCATCAATCGTAATACGAACATCATCCTCGACACCATTGATGTCATCCTCAACTTTATCAACAATGCGTTCCAAACGAACTATATCATCTCTTAGTCCGTTTTTAATATCACGAGAATATTCAAGTGCTTCATCTAATTTTGTTTCAAGCACAGCATTTTTAGCTGCGATCTCATCTGTGTCGATGTTTGCAATAATTTCTTTCATGTTCATGTAGTCTTTGTAAAACTCAAAGCCTGCCCATAGTCCACCACCAAGTGTTCCTATTAGTGGTAAAACGAGTAGGAGTTTAGAACCCCCTACTTTGATTCCACCATATTCTATCTCTGCCATTTCTCTCTCTCCTAGTTAAAATTATATTGTAAATCCTCCATTGCACCAAAGTTAGGATCATTCAAAAACCATCTTGCAAAAGCATGATCAACTGTTGGTTTTGGTGGATAAAAATTATTATCCAAATTTTCTTTATCTGCATAATCAAATCCTGGCACATATGAAATCAACGCAAGTAGTTGACGTTGTATTATCATATTCTGTTCCAGATTTACTTCTCTCTCAAGTTTTTTTGTAAGTTCTATTGCTTTCATAGCAAGTAGTAGTTTTATCTTCTCATTCCTTGTTTTTGGTTTTGGTGCATCCTTCTTGTTATCTGAATTTGCACTTTCCTTTAACTCTGCAAGTTCTTTCTCAATATCATCCTCTTGTGCCATATTACCATCACCAAGTGTTGCATCATCACTGGACGTACCAGCCTCATTTTCTAGTGCAGCAATCTCTTTTTCAATGTCATCTTCCATCTGTAACTGTTCACCCTCAATACTATCATCAACCTCTTGAAATCCACTACCATCTTCTACCTCTACGACCTCTACCACTTGTTGCTCTGGTACATCAACTTCACCACCTGTGTCACCACCTGTGCCTGTAAAGTCTAACTCTGCAACCACTGGAACATCTGGTTCAGATAGTATCTCCTCAACTGGGTCAACTGTACCCAAACTCGCAATCTCTGGGTCAAGGTAGTTTGGACAAGATTGGTCATACTGACTATCTAACTCACACTGTTGATCAAAGTATGCCTGTTGATATCCTGTGCATTGTACATCATACAAAGGGTCATATAAACATCTGTCTGCAAGATATGCTGCGGCATAGCCAGGACAGGTAGGATCGTACAAAGGATTTGCAGTGCATAGTTGTGTGAAATTTGCAGCCGCATAGCCTGGACAAGTAGGGTCAAACAGTGGGTTCTGTGTGCATTGTTGATTGAATAATGCAGTTGCATATCCTTGACACTGTGGATCATACAAAGGATTGTTGTGACATGGGTTTGCAGAAAATGTCAATTTAAGTTCAGATGCCTGCACGTTGAACTCTGGCCCATAGTGTCCTTGCCAGGCTGCACTATCACTACCTTGTGCAGACACGATAATATCTGAAAAAAAAGATGGTGGTAAAAATGGATCTACGAATGTTTCAGAACCACTATGATATGACCAATTATGTTGATAACTAAAGTCATACTGATATGACGCATAAATGTTACCATTAGAATCGTAAACGTCTACGTTTATGAAAAAATCATCTGTGCCTGGTTGGTTTCCATATAGATTAGCATTACCATTTTTAACTCTCCACCTATATGTGAATCCGTTAACTTGAACTCCAGCCTGTGTTAATGCTTGATTGATTGCAATGGTTGTACTAACAATATTTGAACCACTACTCCAAACAAATCCAGTATCACTAGGCAGTGCATTTGGATCAGGGCCACCAAAACCATGCCACATACCAACACCATATTGTCCAGACCAGTTTGAAGCATTAGGTTCTAATAAGTCACCAGTGGTTGATCCTGTGGCAGTATTTACTTGTGCGTTAGAGAAGGAGCAGTAAGAGTGCGAGAGAAAGACCACCAGCAGCAACTGCTGCATTACGTTTCTGAACATCTTCTTTTGTCTCCATTTCTTTTACAACTGGTATTCTGTGTGGATTTGCTTTCCACTCATCAGTCGCCTGATCACCAATCTTTCCAAGAAACGGGCAAGGTGTCCCTGCCATTTCCATTGCATCATATACTCTACGATCCTGACACAGAACTGATACTGCGGCAACTTTCATACCCATATCATATAATGTCTTTGAGATTTTTAGACGTTCACAGTTTTCATCTCTCACCATCTCTCCTGTGGAGACACCAAGAATTTGTGTCTGAACTGCACCAGATACCCCTGCCATACAAAGATCAGAGGTTGACGAACCAACACTTGGTGAGATTGCAGATGGTGGTGGACTAATTACAACTGTCCTACCCTCTGTCTCAACCTCACTTGTTGATTTCGTAGTTGTATCTACAACTGTTTGTGAATATGCCGTTGATACTGTAGACAACACAATAAGAACGGCGAACATAAATTTGTTCATTTTATCTCCGACCATAGTTCTATTAGTATTTATATGATGTCAAAATTTTGATATAATTATATATTTGACGTTATCTACCGTCATCTGTATGACGATCTTCTAGATGATGCAATCTTCGTTCCAATTCGTCAATCTTTTTTGCGACTTTTGGATATTTTGTTTTCCACGCAATATCTTCTTTATCTAGAATATCAATACCATATCTTTCTTGAGCCCAGTTTGCAATGTCCTCAAACTTCTTATAACCCCAGATACCGACCTTAGTATCTTTTATCCATCTTGCTGATGCTGCACCTAATAGACTGCCTGCAATATTACTAACGACCCAAAACCACATTTGTTTACCTATACTTCTCTTTTTGCACTACTATTGATTGCCCAACGACCAAACATTCTGACTGCGTAGTATGCCGCATATTTCTTCCATGCTGGGACTGGTGGTTCAGAGGCGTGCATACCCTCTAAGAAAACATCATCTGCAATCTTACGATATGCTTCTCTTTCTCTCTTAGTTGCAGGCCCGTCCTCTGCTGCAGCAGATTCATTCACAACCTTATACTGTGTATTAATCTTTTCATATAGAATGTCATGCACAACAGCAGCTCTTGCAACATCAAATGGTGCGATAAATGCCCAACAACCTCTAGGCACAGATGCCATATCTGTTATGTAATCTTTTGGTACGGTGATGACATATTGTTTCTTAATTCTTTCTACCGAAACTCCACAATGTCTTAACATCTTTGATTGTTCTTCTGTGACCTTATCTGAATGAAACTTCAAGTCCTCTAGTAACGTCCAGTTTCTAGGTGGATTGAAAGTTGCTTTCATCAGTGAATTAAATCTTGCCATCTCAGTTCTCCCCGACAGGTATCTTGGTACTCTCGTCATCTTTCACCGCCTTTTCATAATAGATGATTATATCTTTCTGTTGTTGTATATATCTTTTTATTTCTTCTATACCAACTGCTAAATTTTTAAATGTCACTGGGTCAAGAGCATAAACAAGGAATTGTCCTTGATTATTTTTCATTTCCTCAATAACTTCTTGCACGTTTGCTTCAGTAATAACCTTAACTTTTAGTTCATCAAACTCCACTGGTCTTGGTCTTGGTACAACAGCAATCGTAGGTTTAACAATTCTGTCAACTGTCACCACCTCTTTCTCTGGTTTCCAAGAGCAACTACTTAGTAGAATCACTAAGGGTGCCAAATATATTACTGACTTCTTCATTTATTTTCTTTTCCATAACTTTAGGGTCTTTGATACTATCTGCAACTAAATTACCCTCTGCTAGTTTGTCTCTAATTTTTGTATTTTCTTTTTCCACAGCAGCAAGTTTTATGTTGAGTTCATTTGATAACTCAATCTGTTTTTGCATATTATTTTGTAACTCTTCAATCACAGCATCCTTACTGTCAAGAGCAACTTCTAATTTTGCATTATTCTCTCGTAACACAGCCATACGTTGCATAGTATCATTGTAAATATAATACGCACCATATCCTATACCACCAAGAATGAATAGAATGAAAATTAGAATGTATACTCTTGCCATAACCTCACCTACATACCAGAATCAATTCCCAACCATGCACTAAATCCAAATACTTCCATCAACATGAAAGTGAATAACATGATCATGATTCCCCACATAATTAATTTACCATTAAAGTTCGATGCTGATAATTTAATTGCAAGTATTTCATTACCGAAAAATCTTAACATCAACTCAAATTCGTTGTGATCGTCTTTCACAACGACACCATTTTTCTTTTCCTCAGCCATTATTTTTTCCTAACTTATTCTGATTTCCAAATAGTCCAAACACCCCATGCAATCGCAACACCAGCAGCAATCTTTGCGAGTGGTGCCATGAATAGAATCATCAATCCAAGTGCAACACATACTGCACCATCCCATGATGTTCTTTCTTTCATTCTACTTTTAATCCAGTTCATCATTTGACTCTCCTTTACTTATATTTGTCTGACTTCCTTTTAGTTCCGTCAGCTCGTGGTATTAAACCTCTTGCTTTTGCACTTGCAGTTTCCGTAGAACCTAGTTTAGTTCCAGACTTTATTTTCTTTTTTAAAACTGCGAGAGATGGTGCCTCTGTCTGCTGATTTTTTCTTGCAGTGTCTTGAGTTCTTGCCCTATCATCTTCTCTGTCATGTTTTATTTTGAGTCTATCCAACTCTCTTTTCTGTGCAGCATTAGTTTTTGCAACTGCTGTATGACCATCCTCATAATACATTTGTTTGAATGTTTTCATCATCCACCCCCTTTTGCGATCATAATCGCAGCCATGTAATCATTTGCATCTTTTTTGTTTTTGTAAACCTTCTTCAATTCTTTTGCGTGTTTACCCCCTGGCGTCTTTACTCTTTTACCCTTTACAAACTTATCTGCATAAACACCATAACCACCATCAGGCATCTTTCTAACATCTGCTGCTAAGTATGTTTCACCAGTGTTCTGTCCGTTACCACCACCAGCACCATTACCATTTCCGTTACCAGCACCATTGCCGTTACCATTACCATTACCAGTTTGACCATTGCCACTCTGACCATTCGATCCCTGTGCGTTTTGACCACTTTGATTTGACGTATCTTTTGATCTACCAAAGAATGGATATGCGTAAACAAATCCACTTTTAGGAACACACGACCTTAACTTTTTATCATACTTATAGCCTGGTGGACATTTTGAATCATGCACACTTTCTTTCACTTTACGTTGCTTGGTGATCTTTTTCATCTTCTCAATATATGCACGATACACTGCTGCCTCTTGTGTTTTACCCATCACCCTCGCACGTTGTTCCATTGCGATTGCTGCCTGTATCTTATGTGCATGAGATTTACCAGAACCTTCAATTTTTTTCACACTTGCCTTCGCAGTCTTGACATCTTTGAAACCAAGTCCGTGAATAGTTCCTTTTGGATTTTCATCTGTGTATAAATCGGAGTGTTTGTCAGAACCAGCTGGTTGACCTTTTTTTCTGGGTATTCTGGGATTGTTCTTTGCGTTCAAATCGGCAACAGGTTTCATTACACCGAAACTGTAACCGTAGGAGTTTTCGTGAAATGTCAAAAAGGTTTTCATGGGAAAACTACTTTCCAACCATTTTCATAACTTTGCTCTGAAGAGCCATAAACTGACCTTTAGTTCCGTTTACCATCTTTTCAAGTTTTTTCTTATTGTCCATATTTACTTTATTATAGACTTGTGTGATTGCAGATGCAGTAAACATATCTACTTTCATAGTGCCATCTTTAAACTTCACTGGTTTCATTTGTTTCTTCACCACGATATCTTTTAGGACGTTCATATTGTTTTCTTCAAGGTAAACCTCACGATTGAAGTCCATAGTATTTTCTTGAACCTTTTGTGAGAGTTTGGATTTTTGTTCTGCTCTTCTTGCCCTTGCTTGTCTTGCAGCATCAAGTTTCTGTCTGTGTTGTCTGTATGCTTTTGTCCTTGCGTCAAGAAATATTTTTTTCTTCTTCTTTTTCATCATCGCATCTGGAGGCATTGCAACACCACTACCCTGACCAGCAAAGTTGGTGGGTGCATCTTCCTCAACAGGCTGACCACTATAAGGACTTACTTCTTTCCAACTAATTGTCATCTTTAATATCCTCCAAACTTACATATATTTTTTCTTGAGTCTTGACATGAACAACTGGAAAGATATCAACACCCAAAACAGTATCTATTGGAGCCTCATCTGCAAACGCAATAACCTTGTCACCTTTCTTTGCAGATAATTCTTCCTCTTCTTTATTTAGTATATCGTTGACTAGAACATAGTTTCCTTTAGGTAATACCTCACCAAACCCTATGACTTCTTCTGATATCTCATTATCTAGTTCCATACCTTGTTCTTTGAGATATTTCATAAACTCTTTTTCAAACACATCTGGATCATCAACAGATTCTTTGAACGTATCTTTTAATAAAAAAAGTGCAGCTGCATAAGTACCAACCTTGGTTCTCAAACCAGGCACTTTTGCAAATATCTTTTTAATATTAAAAACTAATTTATGTAGGATTGTATATGCATTTTTAAGTTCAGTGGTAGAGAGTTCTACTGCTGGGCGAGTAGATTTTGGTTTTCTTATACGATTACCATTTGCATCAATGATACCCAACTTGAAAGCATCTTGCTTTTCAAAAGGTGTCGTTAACAACTTTAGAAATCTGTAGGTAACAAATAAATCAATCGCCCTTCCCATTATAGTTTCCTTAATGTCTCAAAAACTTTTTCGTCTTTGTTTACGTTTTTTAATTCATCATCTCTTAATATATTTAGATATATTAGAAATGATTTAAGTGCAGGCCAATATTCTGGTTGGATTTTGTATAATAACAAAGTAGAACAAGCATCTGCACCAAAGACATTGTTTAATACTATGATGTGATTTAATAATAATCTTTCTTTCAAAACATCGGTATCATAGTATTTTCTCAAAAGTCGTTTAATATACTTAAACCTTTTAAGATCATCTTCAAATTCTTTTTCACCTTCACAGTGTGGATTGTTGTAATTTCTAATCGCATACATCAACACATTGCTTGGTGTTATTTTTTCATACATTATGATATACTGGCGTAAACTCTACACGATTGATTTCTAGGCATCATCTCATACTCAATCTTCAAACTTAGACCACCTTCCACTTGGTTAGAAATCCCATCATCATTTACAAACTCATCATATGGTGTGTTTTCATCTTTACCAAAACGACCACCGAACAAAGATAGTGGTAAATCAAATGAACCACTTTGTCCTTCAAATACTGGTGTTGCTGGAAAAGATAAACCAATCTTATTAAGAGTTCCTCTCAATCTATGCACTGCGTGTTCTGGAACTAGATACTCTGCGTTCCCTATTTGACCAACAACAGCATTTAATCTTCTACGAACTGCTGGGTCACTCAACTGTGCTGTATTGATTTCCAGACTTCCACCTAAGTTGTTTGGATGTTCGACAGAATGATATACTGATGCTTCAGATACAAACTTTTTAAATGATTCCATTATCCCATTCCTTAACTTAAAAAGGGGAGAGAGTTAAGCCCCTCTCCCCTATATTTAGGTATTCGCAATCTACTAAGATTAGGATACGTCAACGATACCCATATCAGTAGCAACTTTGTTAGAAGCAAGAACTGCCCATGCAGTACCAGTCCACATACAAATCACTGCGTCACCATCGTCAACAAAGTCAATGTTGGCATAACCCAAACGTGACTGTGGGGTCAACTCTGATGTTCCACCGTCTTGGTCATTCACGATGATCTTGATCTGACCTTGAACAGTTCCGTTTGCGAGAGTTGTTGCGTTAGAACCAGCAGTTTGCAACAGAGTAACAGCAGTTGATACTGAAATTGCAGTCTGTGTTCCGTCAGAAATATCTTCGATTGAATTTGAAAATCCAATAAATGAAGGAAGGTTGTTAATAAAGTTAGTGACAGACACCTTCTTATTGATAGGTGTACCTGTTGGATCGTCCACAACGTGGAGCAAATCAGCACCGGCAATACCTGTTGAAAGGTCTGTCAAGGCGGTAATCTTCTTATCGGCCATTTGGCTTCTCCTAGTTTATCTAAACCCACAAAATTATGGGAATGTTACTGTGGGCATTGTCTAGATTAATTCTAGTCCCACATCACTTTCAGAGCCATCTGGCTCTTTTTCATCATTAAACTCTTTTAAGAAACTTTCGCATTGTTGTCTTGCACCATTAAGTGCGTTCAACATTCCGACAGCTTCATTTTTTTGTTGTTCTAAACTCTGTAGTTTTTCGTTCATACTTTTTATGTCAGAATCTAAAACAGTAATTCTTTCTTCTATCATACTTTTAGTAATAGTCATATTCACCTCACTTTATACATAATATATTATTTATAACACTTTATACGAGTATTTATAAAAAAAATTATGATACAGTCATGGTTGCATCGGCATCGGCAGTCAATGTCAGATCTGCAGCCATACCTACACCACCTTCACCAGTTAAGAAACCACCCAAGTCTCTACTTGAACTATCTGTTCCGTCAAGTAGAATAAATGAGTCTTGTTCATCAGTATCATCCAATGCAGTCGTTCCACTCTCCATTCTGATTTTATCGTCATCTACAAGTTTCTGAATCGTTCCACTGTTTAGAGAGATCGAATCATCAGAGTTGATACCCAGTGTATTGTTCGTAACATTTGACGTTCTAGTGTCTTCAGATGCTGGTAGTGAAAATGCCATGATACCTTCAGACAATACTGAAACACTAGAGTTGAAATCCATAATCGTACCAAAGTTTGAACCTAATGCAGTTGCTTGTTTAAGTTGCAGTTGTGGTGTGCCAGTCACATGGATTGGTTCGTTGAAGTAAATGTATGCAGTCACATCCCCAAGTGATGATGATGCAACTCCAGTGAACGTATCTCCATCTGGGAAAAATGCTGTCTTATCAGTCGTATTACCCAAAGTGATATGTGTGGGTGTTGGAACGTCAATAGACTTCTGCAAGTTTCTACTGCAAACTAGAACCTCTGGTTGTGCTCCTTTATTGTCATTTCCAGAATTAGGATTGCCAGGTGTAAACACCCAACCAGATCTATTTGCGATTACCTTCTCTTTTGCGTAATCACTATCTCCATTTGCACGTTCTGTTAAATATGTTGGTTTAGCTTCAGACTGACTAGCATCGACAGCAATAACTCTGTCCTCTACGTCAACACCATCTGCTGTGCTATCTAGTAGTAGAAATGCATCATTTTCTGATTCACTTGCACTTTCCAAAACTACATTAAAACTTTTTCCAAAAGGCATTTTCCTCTCCTTATTTTACTATTATTTATAATTATTTAAAACCTAAACGCTTCAAGTCGTTTATAGTTTTGGGGACTGATGTATGATGTATTCCTATACCACCTTTTGCTTCCCACTCTTTTATGTTTTTAATATAGTCATCAATAAGAACATTTGGTTCACCATCACTATCTTTCGCAAATGCTTGTTTCTGATCTCTTCTTACCAAATGTATTTTACTCCTTTTGAAGTCCGTTCTTTGTAACCACTTCATTTTGCCTGGCCGAGAGTTTGCATCTCGTTTTGAGTAAGCAGAAAGTATGTATGCATCATATCTTATGATGAATGAATACAATCTTTTTGCCCCAGGCATCCACTCTAGATTTGCCCAAAAGTTTTTCGTATTACTTATCTTATTCCATCTGTCTGCTTTATCTGCCTGAACAAACGAACCACCTACCACATGATCTGCGGCTTTCATAAAGTCGCAGAGAACCATGTCCATATCACAATATATGGAAGGCAAGTCCTCTGTTGCGACTTTGGCTTCTAAGACATCTGAAAAACTTTTCATTACCTAACATTCTTCTTTCCGACTTTGACTTCTTTCATATCTGGATCAATATTAACTTTCGTCATTGGTTTGCCAGTCATGGTTTTATCTTCGTCTTTCTTTTTCTTTTCACTTGGTAGATGTCCACCTTCTGTCTTAAAAGGATTATGACCTTCTCCCATACCCCAGATTTTAGCAAGTGCCTCTCTCATAGATGCATTTTTCTTTTGCATGGTATCCACTTGTTGTTGCCAATCATCTTGTGACTGGCCAGGAGTTGCATCCAATTTTGCCATTGTATTTTCTGGTGTACCAATATCATAGTTTTCGTTTTTCTTCTCTTTTGCCTTAATTGCTTTCTGTAGTGCTGGTGGTAATTTTTCTTGTGCCTTAGTTAATTCATCCACCTTTTTTTTCTTTGCATCTTTTCTTAACATTGCAAAATCTTTTGCATCAATGTCACCATCTTTATCTTTGTCAAGTTTCTTTTGTCCCCCAACAAGTTTTTCACCAACAGCCTTACGAATTGATTCCTCAAGACTGCCTTTTTTTGTATCAAAATATGCCATTTTACTTCTCCTCGTAAGTGTTAGCAGTTGTTAATCGTTTCTGTGAGCATATGCAATACTTGACATATACTCACCCCCTTTTGATCTTGGATACATTTTCATAAATGCCTTTGAATCATTTCTTGAAATGACATCCATGACTGCCTCTAGTGCAGCTGTATCTAGATTATAGATAAATTTTCTAAGACCTGTTAAATCTTTTTTCATGTATAATTGTTTTGCCTTTTGAAAATCTTTCTTGTCAATCCCACCATCTTTAATTATTCTGTCAAATGCCTTTGATGCATTTTCATCAAGTTTAACTTCTTCACCCATGTTCAACAGTCTCGCAATATCTTTGCCAGGAACATAGTCTGGTAATACCTTCTCTAGTGACTTTCTTGGGTCTAGAGTTTTTTGTGCATCTTTCACGAACTTGTCTGCAAATGCTTTCATCATTCTATCTTTTTTCATTGCGTTTGCAATATCGTCAATATAAGATTTCATTCTTTTCATCTTACCCTCATCAAGTTCAACTTCTTCACCTACTATCCTTGGTAAAGATCTAAATTTGTCTGAGTCTTTAAGAGCTGATCTTGCATCCTTCACATCTTGTTTGTCCACATAAAGTCTACCACTTCTGAAACTTCCAGAAATACCAGCATCTTTGAGGACAAGAAGAACCTCTTTCTCGTATCCCTCACCAAGTTCAACTTCTTCTTTAAATGGGCGGTTTACCATCATGTCACCCTTTTTATCTGACATAGGTTTTTTTAGTTTTACAACCTTACCATCATTTCTTCTTGCCATGTCCTTTGCATCTTTTTCATCAGATGCAAATCCAATAACCAATCCTTTTTTGTCAACTGCAACATGAGTATATTTCATTCCCTCATCAAGTTCATCTTCAATGTATTCTTTCATTTCCATCTTGTCCATGAACTTTACATGGGCATCAATACTCTTGGATTGTCTCTTATGTGCTTCAGATGCTTTCTGTAGTTCACCAACAATCTTTTTCAGATCTGCAAGACCACCAGCACCTTCTGGGCCCTTTGCATTTGCCTTAGTCATCATATCCACATGAGCCTGAACTCTCTTAGATTGTGCGAGGTGCATACCAGATGCCTTAACCAACTCACCAACTAGATTTTTAAGGTCTGGGATATCTCCTGCCTTCTCGTCAAGTTCAATTTCTTCACCACGCAATTTCATTACAGCATCATCTTGTGCCTGTCTTTTTTCTAGATCTGCAATCAACTCCTTGATTCTCATTTTTGCAAATCCCCTGCCAGGAGTTTTCTTACCTCTTTCCAAACCCTTCAACATTTTTTGGAGTTGACTTATCTCACCTCTGATGTCTGGGCCATATTCAGATTTCTCTTCTAGTTCAACTTCCTCTGTAGTTGGAACTAAGAAATAGTCTCTGAGTTTATTCATACTGTTTGATGACACTGCGAGTTTGTTAGTCCACCAACTTGGTAGTGAATCTTCTGGGTTCATGGTCTGTAGTTTTGATGTGATCTGCATCGCATCCTCAACCATAGTCTTGCACTGACGAATTGCAGATGCGACATCTGTGTGACCATCCTCTTGAATATCAACTTCTTCTTTAGCAACTGCGACCATCTGTTTTGATTTTGCTTTAATTTTAGGTAACTCATTTGCCTTTCCGGCGGCCCGCATCGCAGCCACATCTGGAGTTGCTTGAGTATTTGGTGGGCCTTCATTAATCTTTACATCTTTCTTCTGAACTGCAAGTGTGATTGCCATGACCACTTTTTGATTACCAGAGATCTCAATCTTATCTTTACCTAAATCTTTTACTTTCAGACCTCTTTGTTTTGCAAGATCCATGATAGAGTTTTTCAGTCTGTCTCCACCAAATCTGGATAGTGTTGCTTTTGCCTCATCAAGGACTTCTTCATCTTTTTTGCCCTTCTTACCTTTTGCCTTATAACCTTGTGCAAACGCAGCCCGTCTTTGTGCATCTGAAGCAAACCCTTCATCTAAGTTCTGTGGTTTCTCAAAGGCCTCAACTTGTTTCATAAGTTCTGCCATGTTTGTTGTATTTTTCATTTCCTTATCCTTTCATCAAATCTGTGACAGACTTGCCTTTTTCCCAAAATTTACATGACCAGTATCTTGCTTTATATTTTGGGCCAGGATTATCGCAGTTGTGTCTTGCACGAAAATTTTTTCTTCTTGCTGGATCATCTCGTTTGATCTCCATGTTGGGATCACCAAACTCAACCTTGACAACATTACCCTTGTCGTTTTTTACATATACCTTAAACTTTTTTACATCACCCCTTGTAGGGTTATTTAGTTGAACTTTTCTTCCTTGATACTCTGCGGCTTCAGTTACTTCACCCCATACGTTTTTTAGTTCCACCTGATTAAATTTAAGTAAGGTGTTTTCACCTTTTGCTCTTTTCATCTGTGCTGGTGTGGGTGCTCCCTTCTCACCCTTCTTTCTCATTCTTTCACCAGAACCTCTTTTGATTCTTTGTCTCTTCTTGTGAATGTTTGCCCACAGACTTTCTTTGATATCAGTTCTACCAAAACCGAGCTTTGGTTTTCCCTTTATCACAGAGTCAATATGCATTTTCATATAGTCATCTATATCATCTGCAAGTCCAATCTCACCAGCCTTTTTCATAATTTTATTGTATAAATCGACTGCTTGTTTTTTTTGTTCCTCTGATGCTTCACCAGCATCCATTGCCTCTTTCTCTAACTTATAAAAATCATCTTGCATACGAGTGAGTTCCTCTGCACCCTCTACATTTGCATTTGCTTTCATAACCTTCTGTGCAGAACCACACAT